CCGCCTTGCTCGATAATCTTCTTTGCCTCTGCGTTGTCCGTTACAATAGCCACCTTGCTCGCCTTGCTCTTTGTGGGCGGCCTTAATGCTGCCATTGCGTGTTTGACCTGATCTAATTGCATAAGCAGGTCATTTTGCAATTTTTCGAGCGCTTGATACGCATCGATTATCGCGTTGCTCATTTTACCTCCAGTCGTGTTGTGTTAATTAACCTTGCCCCGTCCACCGGTACGCCGTTCTTGAGCGCATCGGCAATTGCTTTCTTGTCTATCGTAAATGATACCTTTTCTACCTTGTACTCGCTAGGCACTACCACCTCTTCCAATATCTCTACCTTTGGTGGGTTCTTGCGTAGTTTGAGCGTGTAGAGATCGGTCACAATTTCCTTTAACTCTACCATCTCCATGTGACGTTTAACAGCGTTCTCAAGCCGCTCTGCCCTTGTATTACGTTCAGTTAGCAATGATTGCAAGCGTTGTATCTCCAGCTTGATTGCCTCCGCTGACATCTTGAGATTTGCCGCGATGTCCATTGCCTGCACAATATAATCACGGAAGTTCTCGCCCGCTTCTTCAATCGCATCTTCAAACATCGCGACAACTTCGGGTTCATCCGTGTGCATCATTTGGTTCATAAGATCAGCGAGCTTGTACGCCGCGCCGCTGCTACTCGTGAACGTCTGCTTGGTCTCTCGGAAAATCATTTTTCTTGCCCTGTATGAATGTTCGTATGTACGTCTTGCACCAATGTTGGAGCTGCTTCTGCGTGCTCCGTCCGTCCTTCTTTGCGTCCTGTAATAAGGTTTTGTGCGACTCCAAATCTAAACGGATCATCTTGTGCTGCGTAGTGTGCTTCATCTTCCCACCATTCGTAAGTATATTTTTTGCGTTTTGTTTGTTCTTCAATTACGTGCAAATATCGCTTTGTCATGCTCATGGTATCACCTCGTTGTAGATGTCTGCGATACGTTGGGCGGCTTCGGCATGTTTGCTGAACAACATTGGCAAGTAATAAGTAATTTTAGTTGAATCGTATAAAGCAAAAAAGCTAGCATCATCATCCCACTTCACCGTCCACCTCTTCGGTTTGACATACATATCTGGTTTCCGAATGGGCGTCCACGGTTCGCCTGCTTCGATCTTATACCATTGCAGTAGATTGATGTGCCCCCATCGACAACATATAACATTGCCACTTACTGCCTCTTGTTTTGTAGGCAATCTATCTGTTATCCATTCCGAAGATTTAGACATAATCTGATCCTCAATAACCATTTGAAGTTTATATGTATCGTGCATATTTATGATTGCTCTTCTTCGGTTCTTCCAATGACCGCCTGTTTTTTCTTTACTCATCTCGACCCCCACAATGTTACGGTCTGATCTGGCTTGATAATCGGATCAGGTGTTGCAGCTACTGCCAATGCTGACAGCGTGATAGCAAGAAGAGCAATAAGCCCAACGCCAACGATATACAGCTTCTGGCGATACGATGCGCTCAAGTACGGAGCTACGCGCCAGTAGGTCTTGCCGTCTGCGCTGCGTGTTGTCGTGAATTCAATGCCGATGTTCATGATACTACCCTTGTGAAAAGTGAATGATTGCAGTGTAGGATGCTGCGCCCCGTGGTTAGTTAGTATGCTATTGTGAGATATTCAACGTCCCAAGATCCAGTACACTCTTTGCCAGTCCAGTATACCTCTACCTTGAGTACCTTACGACCTGCTTCTTCTTCTATCCATTCTGTATCTGTTACGATACCAGTACCTAATTCCCAAGTAATGCTGTTTTGCAACCCGTGTGCATCTACTGCAAGTACGCAATCGTTGATATCAAAGTTGTTCATTGCCGTGCCCTTGTTAAGTGAGTAATTGATTACGTCACAAATATACGTCTACATTTCGTTTACACAATAGGCAAATGAAAAAAAGTGCAATATTTTTTTACTTTTTTACGTCAATTGGTCGTAAGCTATTGAATCGTTTACACTTAACTCGCTCGGCAATCGGTACGCAATTATGCGCCCCTTGTCATATCCTGCGATACTAACCTTGTTTGACTGGTTACCGCCTAGCACATAGACGTATTTGGCCGTTTCGCGCACATAAAAGCCAACGTGACCGCCTCCGGTACGTGTCATTACTACAATGCACCCCGAATGCGGCTGGCATGACTGCCCATATTTAGCCCACGACCGCGCTGCCGCTGATCCTGTGACGCTATACCCTGCATTGCCTACGCACCAATTCACAAAAGAAGAACACCACGGCGTTTCGTCGTCCTTTGCCTTTAACGTCGTGCGCTGATGATACTCAACGATGCGCTTGTTATGCTTTGGCCCTGCTATTTCGGCCTGCCCTTTTTCCTTTTGCGCGATCTGCATCCAGCTATATTCGGTCGGCTGCTCTACCTTTGGAGTGTTTAGCTGTTTTGAGATATTGCCAGACCATGTTTTCAAGGCCAACAACAAGTTCTTCATCATCAAATCGCCTTCCTATCGTGTAAAGTGCCGCATGTATGAATTCATGGATAAACGTCTGCGTCATCGTGTCCGCAGTACAGGGCTTTCCTTCGACTGTGCGAGCAATCCTGATCGTGTATGTGTCTATGTTGCATTCGCCGTACAAGTGCTGTACTTCGCCCGCAGGGGTCACTACAACAATTGACTTTTGCAGCTTGACACGCCACGTATTGCCGCCTAGCTTGAATGATGTTGGTGTCATCGCACCACCCCTTGCAGGATTACTTTGTTGTGAACGGTAAAGTTACCCTGCGCTTCTAACTCTACCAAAGCCACGCCGTGATTCCAGTTGTTTCTAGGCGCGTAGCGCGGGTTTAGATCGCATAAGCACCCAACAGACCACCCAGCTATGAAAGTGCCGTCCAGCGGCCTTCTAAATAGGTCTGTCGATGTTTTGTGAACATGCCCAACCATCACATTGTCAACTGCCTTCATGCGGTAGTTGCGTGCTGGATTAACTCCACCGCCGCCAAACCATTCGTGACCGTGATCTATCCAGAGCTTGCCCGCTTTAACCTTTGCCCGTTCGTGCACCCACTCTATACCCTGCTCATGCAAACCCAGCATCTCTTCTAGAATAATTGTGCCTTCTAACTCTTTAGCCTTCTGTGCTAGGTAACGCTTGAGCCGCTCTTCGTGATTGCCTTCGCGGTAAACAATACGCACCTTATCGCCAAAGAATTGGCGCAGATGTTTGACCATCGTACGCGCGGCGTCCAGCTCCCACTTCCACGAGCGGTTATTTTCTACCTTTTCATGCGAAGAAAGGTTATAGCAGTCCATCATATCGCCATTTAAAAGCAGCGTATCTACTCCGCAGTTGCGCAGCCATTCGATAGCGGTTAAATATGCGCCGCTATACGTTCCGTCTGCTTCCCTGCGCAGATCGTGAAAGGGCCAATGAGCATCCGAGATTACGCCGATCTTGTTGCACATAGACAAGTCCGTTATCTCATCTTCGCGGAGCTCTCCTGCAAGCGGAGCAACTGGCTCCGGCTCTTGACCGAATACAGCACCGGTTACGGCCTGCTCGGCATAGCTAGATTCTGCCCTAGCAATACCAAGCTGGATATTGGTGTTGTTGGTTTTCATCTTTTTTAGCCGCTCGGCTCGCATAGCTGCGACCGCTTCGTACTCTTCATCGCTCAATCGGACTGACTTGTTACCCATCAATTAGCCCTTACGTTGTGATCTTTCGCCCATTGCTCCAGATAGACGATAACATGCAATAGCTGCGCGCGGCGTACCGGTGGTATGTCATCGTATGCAATTACTTTTAGCTGCTCGATCAGTTCTTCAACGTCTATCATAGTGCTGTCCCTGCTTCCGTTATCACCTTCAAGCGCAACGCTGCCGATGCTGCATACTGCAAGCTCGCCCCGTTGTTGGATATTACGATGCCGTACAAGAAGCCCGCCGTAGAACCCACACCCGTACGATAGTAGCGATCAGGATTAACGCGCGCCACCCATTTAGTATCGCTTACGCGCACATAGTCCGCTTGCGCTACTGGTACGACCGCCACAAGATCAGTTACGCTGCCATTAAAGACCGCTCCGAGCGTTGGCGTGCCCGGCGAACTGTTTGTATAAAGGTAAACATGCAGCGGAGCTTTCTTGATATTGGCGCTGCTGCTTGCAGTCTCTTCTATCTCAAGCTGCCGCAAGATCATGTGCTGGTTTGTCGTGTTCGCCGTACCTTCAAACGTTATCACCGTGTTAGATACGGGGTAGTATTGCGACAGCGAGCTTGTTGATACGCTGGTTAGATCGATCCATCCGAGATCGCTAGAGTTAGTTGCGCTTAAAAGATTAGGCGCAACAGGTGTATTTGGTAAGCAGCTCATTCGTTGTTGTTGAATTGGTAAAGGAATCCAGTTACTGGGTTGTTGTATATCTCGATATTGTCGCAGTTCTCACGGTGTCCAGTCACATAGCCGTAAACAGATGTAGGATACAAAGCTACATCCAAACCAGCCAAGCTATCTTTGGCGTAGATTCGTATAGTTAGTACGTCGCCTGTCCTCATCGGTATATGAGCACCGCCGCCCATGCGCGTATCAATGATTTTGTTTGCGCCCATCATGTTATTGTCAACGTTATCAATAATGCGGTAAAGCGAGCCGTTAAGGAACAATCCGAGCTTTGAGCTTGAAACGTTGGCATTGTTGGCAAACTGAAAATTGAGGTAAGCATAGACCCAGTAGATACCTGCCGCATCTTCAGGGCAGCGATATTGCCAGTATGCCGTACCATCAGCTACAACGCCGCCATTGGAGCAGCCCATAGCCCGCAGCACTTCGTTGTTAAATGCTAGTATCTGCCAGTCATTTACGCGGTATGCTTGATTCTGCTTTATATCCCATTGGAAAGAACGCTTGTAATCCGACACCCAATGCTTCGATCTGTGTTCAGATTCGTGCATTGCCTTCATCAGCTTGTCATTATCCGTCTGGATATACTGGTTAGTGATGTAGAGCTGCGTAATATCGCCGTAGCGGATGTTTACGATCTCCTGATAGGTTACCGATGTCGGTGTTGTACCTACTTGGAAGATCGCACCGTTGCGCATTTGGTCACGTTCAAACGCTAGCGATGCTGGAGCTACCTTGCGGTTCTTGATTGGATCGTTAATTGGCATTATGCGCTCACCATATAATAGCGGTGCGTAGCTTTTGCGCCTATCAAGTCAACGGATATTGATACTGGCATTGCCTTATCCCATGCGATGTTATCGAATTTGTCTGCCGCTTCGTTGGTTAGCTCGAATTTGCCCGCGATATAATCCGTCATTACCTTATTGCTTATGCTCAAAGGCCACTCCACCTCTACAATAGCGTTGTTTTCATTGCTAAATACCGTTAGAAGCAGGTTACACAGGGCAGCCGTGATACATCCGTTAACTTGGCAGTCATTGATTTGTAAGAAATACGTTGATTGAGTTTGCGAGTTCGTCTTGAAATCAGTAGCTGGCACTGGGTTCTTTAGTCCGTCAGGGTCAACAACAACAGATTGTGTCGTGCTATATCGTATAGCCGTCTTTTCGTGCACCTTGATAAAGTTGCTTGGCGATCCGCCGTAGTAATCACCACGTACGTAAAGCTGGTTAGTCTGCTTTATCGGGGCTTTGAATTTTGGCCATCTGTCATCTGGGTTGTTATCCTGAATATGCACGGGCATGTTGTGCAAAAGCGGCTCAATGTTCATGCTTCGAGATGCTCTAGCACCGCGCTGCACCTTGACAATATCGGTAGCGTCGCGATCTGATTCGGTCTCGTAGCGTACTTCTGCTTTTAAGATGTTATCGCCGCGCTTTGTAATGCTTGAGTACGTGAGTGCACTAGACAACGAAAGCGTAGCATCTACGTTACTTGGATCGTCGCGGCCTTCTGTTACCATCTTCACGTCGAATACTACGTTTATTGCCGTGCCTGATCCTGTTCCGCTTGTTGTAAAGCGATAGCCAGCACGTACACCTGACTGCTCGCATAGCGTACGCAGCACATCGTATGCCGTCGTATTAGCATTGGCAATGCCGTACTTGTCTTGTTGCACCATTACGCCGCCTATGGCCGTGGCATCTCCTACCGGCGTGATCTCTACAAGTGCATACATTTGTGCATTTGTTAACGCTGTACTGTCCGCATTGCGCGGCAAGCTCTGCACACTTGCAGGAGCATACCAGTCTACGGCGTGATTCATTAGGTTACGCAGAGCGTTTGTACTATCAAACGTACCACTTGCGGCGTGAGTCAATGATTCGGCGAAGTAGCTTGACGAATTGTAGAACGTGTCCATCATATTGCCGATGGACAAAAATGTTCCTTGTGCGTTAACACTCCAAAACTCGTGTACTTGCTCTCGGTTGTTGAGATTGCTTGGGTTGAGTCTGATCTGCCAAGCATTCGGCCCTGCTGCAATATCTTGACTTAATATCTTGGCTATTCCCAAACCTATCACATTGAAGAACTGTTTGCCATTCATCGTTTTGAGCCAGTAATACGCTATGTCTACCAGCTCTACGTTGTATGAGAAAAAGCGGTTATCGATCGGCTGCAATTCTAGTGCTTCTACGTTGTCTTCACATCCTGCAAACTCAAGCGTCCACGTTGCGCCGCTCGTACCGCGATCTGTGTAGAAATACCAAGTATTGCGCTTGTACCCTGAAAGCAGTAACGGATCTTCCGTAAAAGCATCTTCTAGGTACGTCCGCATTGTTTCCGGTAGCTGATCCCACACAAGCCGAAATGAGAACGTTGCAGGATTCATAAGGCCATACGGCAGAGAATCAAACTCTGCGGTTAGCTCGCCCATTTCAAGCAGTACGACCTCTGGCAAATTTGTAATCGTGTCACCAAATGCCCCGTCGTAGCTTATCATGTCCAGCCGCACTTGCCATCCGTTCGGCATAGTGCGAGCAATGCGATAATGTGCCATTAGCTGCGCTTCCTATGCTCAAACGTGAGCGTTAAAGTACGATTGCCGAATTGCTTATTGATTGCCGTGTTGTTAGACGTCAACGTCACAGGATAGACATACGTTGCCGCTGGATAGGCCCGCGAACCACCATCTACGCGAAGGTACAGATACTTGAAATCGCGGATGATGTTCAACAGCGTAATCATGTCCTCAATATCCTGTTCTAGCGATACGCTCGTTGCGTTGTAACTAAACGGATAGGTTTCTATTTGAAACTGTATACGGCGCGTCGTGAATCCTATGACTGTTCCGCTGACATCTTCAAGCGTGCCTGTGTTAAACACATAGTCAAACTGCGGGGCAAGTATGTAAACGCTCTTGTTTGTCGCGGTAGTCAACGCTGATATAAGCATCATTGCCCCGCCATACGTCGCGTCGCTTGTTGTCGTAGCCGTATCGGTATTGCTGCCATACAGCGTCATTGTCCAGTTACTCTTTGCTGGCATGTTATCCTCTCAACTTTCTTGCTATCATTCGTGAGCGGTCGCGCTCGTAAAGATACGTGTCCATGCCTACTTGCACATCTACGCCCATGTTGCCTTGTATGCCGTTTGGCATTGAGTCCAGACGCTGACGAATAGCCGATAGCTCGGAGCGCATAAGTTGTAGCTCGGTTACTGGTATCGTGCTGATCTGGTTATCCGCTAGCATTTTCTGCAAAGCAGGGAATGACTCAAGCGATTTGCCGCTATGCAAGTGCTCAAGCAGTGCCCTGTTCTTGCGTGTAGTCTCTGCGGTCATTACGAACTCTTGCCCGTGAACTACACCCGCTACTTGTTTTGTGCCGCCATTGCCCGTGTAACCGCCCTCTTCAAAGCCAGACAATGCGGAATTAAGCAGGGCCTTCAACGCTTGCACGGCTGCCAAGCCCGCGATTTGTCCGAATGGCGGAGGGATAACCGAGCTAAACAAGGCCACAATAGATGGCGTATACAAGTCAAGCAATGCGCTAACAGTCGAACCGACTACCTTCTTGAGTGCCTCCCCTGCGCTTTCACCGCCGGCTACAAGCGATGCAAAGGCCGCACCCGCAGATACGGCTATCTGATTGAGTGCAGCATCCTGTACTTCCGCGGATTCTTTGGCTAACTTTTCATCTTCCTTCTTAAGATTAGCGCGATCCTGTGTGTACTTTTCCTCAATCGCCTTGAGCGCTGCTTCGTAAACTTCCTTGTCTTTGATACCCTGATCTTGCAGAGCTTTCAACTGATCTGCCTTGTCTTTTTCAAGGTCTATCTCTTGTTTAGCTATCTCTTTTCTACGTTCAAGTGCAGCGTTTACCGTATTGATACCGTCCTGAGCTGCCTTTGCCTGTTGATCTGCAATAGCTTGGAATGCCTGCGATATAGCCGTAGCGGTCGCGCTTGCCGTCTGTTCCTGTTGTGCCTGCAAGTTAGCAAGCTGATCTACCGAATCTTGATAGGTCGCTGTACCATCTTGCAAATTCTCGATTAGCTTTTCTTGCTCTTCATTCAACGCTGCTGCTTTGTCCGCAGCTTCGCCGTAGATAGTCGCAAAATCTACCGAGCGCAGAGCTTCACCAATGCCGCGCAATGAGTCTGCAAATATCTCGCCCGCTTGCTTTACCTGCTGCTGCCGAATCTGCGCTACAATCTCCGCAGTGCCCTTTGCAATCTCATCCGCGCTTTGCTGGTATGCGGCGCGAATCTGCAAAGCGTAGATATTGGACGTATCGCTAGGCAACGATTGTAGCTCTTGAAAGATGCGCTGCCGTGCCTCGGCTGCACTTGCCTTGAACGTAGCGGGATCAATCAAACCAAGCTGCAACTGCTGTGCTAGCTTCTCGATTGCTTCCTTGTACGCTGGCGTCTGCTCTATAATGGCGTCAATGCCTTCGCTCAAGCTGCCCTCGATGACCGCACGCTGCGCTGATAGCAGCTCGTTAGCTACGCCGGCATTGCCTGCTGCTAGCTGTGCTTTTAATCTCTCCACACGCTGCGCTGCAAACTTGGCTGTAATATCGTCCAGCTTCTTCTGCTGTTCCTCTTCTGCCTTTAACTGCTGCGCTCTGGCCTTTGCTTCTATCTCTGCAATCTTACGACCGTTCTCTTCGCGCAATATCTCAATGCGCTTGTTGATTACTGCCTCTTCTGCCGTACGAAGTTCGCCTGTACTCTTTAGCTGTTTGCGTTGTTCCTCGATTGCAGCTATTGCGTACTTCTGCTCAATCTCAATACGCTTCTTTGCACGCTCTTCATCGCTTGCTATCGTGTCCGTCGCTGCCAGTTCCCGCGCTTTTGCCTGCTCTGCGGTCAATCCTGCTAGCTCTTCTTTTGCTTTGCGTAGTGCCTCGGCTGCTGCTTTGGCTTTCTCTGGGTCTACTGGGGGCGGGTCTTTTTTTAACTTTTTGTTAGTGTCGCCTAAATCCTTTGATGCTTCATTCAAATCTTCCGTTGCTTTTGTCTGTTCCTTTATTGCACCGGTAGCTTTTGCGCTAGTATCGTCAATGCCAAGCAAAGCATTTTTAATAGCCGTCAAATCAAACGATGCTATTGCATTGATAAGCCGCGTAATGTACTTGACTACATTGTCAATAACCGTGATGACTGATGTTGCAACACCCGCAAAGAACTGGAGTACGTTAGCAACACCCTGTATAATCCCAATCGCTGCGCTCAAAACAAGATTAAGCGCGCCCATTACTACCTTGTTTTCGGTAATTAGCTTGACAAGTGTAATAAATACCTTTGCCAATGCACCAATAACAGGTACTAGCGCTGTTCCAATTTGAGCGTAAAGCTGCGCGATAGTAGGCAGTAGCTGTATTATCACGTCAAAGATTGGCTGAAGCGCAGGGAATAACTGACGGAAAGTGTCCGCTAAAATGTTGATGATCTGCGTAAGTGGCTGCATTGCCGTATTGACAACTTGCAATATCACCGGCACAAGCTGCTGTATCAATCCTAACAACGGTTCAAGCACCGCTGATATAAGAGATAGCAACGGCCCCGACAACGAAGATACAAGCGTGCTAATAGCCCCGCCTATCTGTTGTAGGATAGGAGCGAGCGGCGTCAAGATACCCTGCAATACCGGAAGCAGCGATTCAAGAATTGGCAGCAAGGTTTGCGCCAATGGTATCAACGCTTCCAACAACTGCGAACCTATCTTCTCGAA